AGATGCAAGCTGATCAGGCCGACAGTAACTGTCCAGGAAGAGAAGAAAAACAAATTCGAAGCGCTGATGGACGCTCCTTGGCAGGCATGACGGATATCGTTACGCAGTATGCCCTGGACGTACTGGCGAACCGTATCACCGTTGGCGAATTCAAAAATGTGCAGATGGGTAAGCTGCACAAGCTGGCGTGCCAGCGCCATCTCAACGATTTAAAAAGGCAAAACACTGCCGCATTTCCATACCATTACGAGCCGGAGCGAGCAGCTCACATACTCCGGTTCGCTGAGTGCCTGACAATGTCCGAAGGCTTTGGCAAGCAGCCGCTGAAGCTTTTGGACTGTCAAAAATTCGACCTGGGTTGTACTTTCGGCTGGGTCAAGAACTCAACAAACCGCAGAAGATTCAGGCGAAGGTACAAGTCGATTGCCAGGCAAAATGGCAAGTCTATGGAAAATGGTATCCAGGGGGTCTATATCTCTCACTTTTCTGGGTACCAGGAGGGTAAACTTTTTACTGCCGCAACTAAGCGAAGGCAATCAAAAATCGCATGGGAAGAGATGGCGAAATTTATCCGAGCCGATGATGAGCTGGCAGACTTTTTTAACATCAAAGATTACGCAAGCATGATCGTTGATAAGGTAACAGGCTGTACAATCGAAGCCTTGTCGAAAGAAGGCGGAATCGATGACGGTTTTCGACCGATATACGCCAGTATAGATGAGCTTCATCAGATGAAAGACAATTCAGTCTATAAAGCGGCTCGAAATGGCTCGCGTTCCTTGGACGAAACGTTGATTTCAATGATTTCGACCAGGGGCTTCGATTTGAACAGCTTTTGTAAAGAAATCGATGATTACGCAATCAAAGTCCTCGAAGGATTGACTTCCGCAGAGGACTTTTTCGTTGATGTCTACGCTCTTGACGATGGCGATGATTACTGGGAGCCAAGAAATTGGATAAAGTCGAACCCTTATGTTTGCTCCAGGCCAACGCGTCTGGAGACGATGAAGGAAGATGCGGCAACCGCCAAAGCCATGCAGGGCGCTGAGCTTAGAGATTTTATCACGAAGAGTTTGAATCTCTGGGCCGTGAATACGGATTTGAAATTTGTAAACGTTGACCAATGGAAAGCGTGCGCAGTGCCAGATACTCTGAGCGACTATGCTGGTTGCAGATGCTGGGCTGGCATCGACTTTTCTTCTGGCGGAGACTTGACCAGTATCCACCTAGAAGTTGAGAGACCAGATGGCGAATCCTTTAACTGGTCGCATAGCTTTATGCCGATGGGTCGTTTGCATGAACACATAAAAACTGACATGGCTCCTTATGATATTTGGCGCGAAAGCGGTCAGATCAGCGTAACTGGGGGCATGTCAGACTACAAAAATGATTACAAATTTGCCATCGCAAAATTAAAAGAAGTTTTAGAAAGTAACGAGCTGAAATTACAGGCTATCGGTATTGACCCTCACAATGCAGACGGAATTCTGTCAGATCTGGAGGATTTCGGCGTACCAATCATCATGGTCACACAGTCTGCCAGAAACCTGAACGATGCCACAGCAGAAATTCAGCTTGATATAAAATCCGGAAAATACAAATGGGGCCAGGGCTTAGAATTGATGTCCTGGTCTTTTGTCAATGCGAACGTGGTCTATAACTCTTTCAAAGAAATGAAAGTTGATAAAGAACCGCACGCCAGAAATCGAAGGATTGACCCTGTCGATGCGGCTGTCGATGCCAGGTTTGCAAAACTCAAAACAAAAGAAGAAGACACGGTTAGTTTTGAAGACTCCATGGACAGATATCTGTCTGCTATGGGTTGGAGTTAGAAGAAAGAGGTAGAAAGGAGGTAACGAATGGGAAAAATCTTTGATAAAATCCGGCAGTTTTGGCCTTGGAATAAATCGAGCCGAAACAGCCAAACAGTCGAAATGAATCGATTGCTCGACTTTTTAGGAATTGACAGAAGCTCGGATGCTCAAGATATGAGCGAAGCTACATACTTTACGTGCAACAAGGTTTTAGCCGAATCCATTGGAAAACTTCCTTTCAAACTTTTGAAGCGTGATGAAGAAGGGAACATGGATGAATGCTGGGCGCGAAAGTTGTACCAGACCGTCCATGATAGGCCGAACCCGTACACTCCGGCCACGCTTTTCTGGTCTACTGTTGAAATGATGCGAAATCACTATGGCAATGCGTATGTACTGATTACCGGAGCCGGAGACCGTCAGCAGCTTTGGATTTTGAATCCTGAACAAGTAACGGTTTGGTGGGATGATAAAAAGCTACTGAAAGACGTGCCTGATATCTATTATGTATATTCGGGCGAAGATGACAAAAATCACTGCTTTTCTGCAGATGAGATCCTGCACTTTCGAGCGTCTACAAGCTATGACGGAATCATGGGCGTGCCGGTTTCTACTGCGCTGAAAAGCACTTTGACCGGAGCTAAAAAAGCTCAAAAGATGCTTAATAAGCTTTATAACTCTGGATTTACCGCAAAAGCTGTCTTGAATTACACGGGAGAGCTGAGCCAAGACAGAGAAAAAGTTTTCCTCCGGCACATTGAACGATACGCCAAGGGCGATTTGAGCAACGAAGGAATTGAAAACATTATTCCGATTCCGATGGGTGCATCTCTACAGCCACTGAACATGAAATTGACTGATTCCCAATTTTTGGAAATCAAGCAATATTCAGCAATCCAGATAGCTGCAGCCTTTGGTATCAAGCCACAGCAGATTGGCGATTACACAAAATCCAGTTATTCGAGCTCTGAAGCACAAGAGCTCTCTTTTTATGTAGATACCTTGCTATATATCGTCAAACAGTACGAAGAGGAAGTGTCCTACAAGCTTCTTACCGAATCTGAGCGAGCGCAAGGCTACTATTTTAAATTTAACATCGATGTCATCATGCGGCCTGACTTTGCAACAAGAGTCCAGGCGCTCAGCACGGCAGTAAACTCTTTCCTGATGACACCAAACGAGGCACGCAGAAAGCTTGACCTTGGTGCAGTTGATGGAGGAGATAAGCTGCTTGGAAATGGCACAAGCATACCAGTAGACATGACTGGCAGGCAGTATGTCGATGAAGAACCAGAGCCGGAAGCAGATCCGTAGAAAGGAGGAAAAGTATGATCACAAAATCAGCACAAGTCAGCACTCATGCTGAGATTACAGATGAAGAACTGGCAAAAATCAATCAGTACACGCTCAAGGTACTCACAAAAGATGATGTTTATGTCGTAAAACTGGTTGCAGGAAACTCAAGCAAAAGAGACCGAAATTTCGAGCCTTTTACGGATAAAGCTATTGCCGATATGGCGAAGCTGTATCCAGGAAAAACAGTGATTAAAAATCACAACCATGATACAGATAACCAAGTCGGCCGCGTTTTCGACGCTTACGTTGAAGATGTGACAGTTGATGGCAAAACAGTCAAGCAGCTGATGCTCAAAATTTATATGTTGAAAGATGCCAACCCTGAGCTTATCCGAGATATCGAAGCTGGCATCAAAAAAGAAGTAAGCACCAGCTGCTCGCCTGAGCATGTCTACTGCAACGTATGCGGTGTAGACAATATGAAAGAATATTGCCGACATTGGCCAGGCGCTACATACACCATAAAAGGCGAGGAAAAAGTATGCTCCATGGACATTGACGGCGTAAAAGATGTGTACGAAGTCAGCTTCGTGGCCGTTCCGTCTCAGCCGGACGCAGGAGCAACAAAGTCCAAGGCTTATGCTCCAGGTTTAGAGATGCCAGAAAAAGAATCGGCTGAAACACCTGATAAAACCTTTGACGAGTCAGAAAAGACTCTGAATTTATCAATTGATTTGGAAGGCATCGAAGCCTTTTTAGAACTTGAGAAAGGGTAAATCATGAATAAAAAGATGAAAGAACTTCTCCAGGCAATCCAAACGAAGACTGCTGAAGCAAAGCAGTGCCTGGAAGGGGAAAACAAAGATATCGAAAAAGCATCTGCTATCTCGAAAGAAATCGAAGAGTTGAAAACTCAGTATGAAATCGAGAAGGCGGCTTTTGAATTGGAAAAAGAAATGAACGGGCCGACTCAGCAACAAGTTGAGAAAAAGAAGCCGGAGAATAAAAGCGTTGAAAAGAAACTGGCTTTCTTGAAAGCAATCAAGTCTGGAGATTTTAGCCAGTATGCCAAAGATTTTTCAGAAGGGTCTAAGGAAGACGGCGGCTACACAGTGCCGGAAGACATTTCTTACAAAGTCGAAAAGCTGCGAGAAGCTAAAGCTTCTTTATTGGATGAAGTAACAGTGATTCCGGTTACGACAAATACTGGACGCAGAACCTTTAAGAAGCGCTCTCAGCAGACTGGGTTTGCTGAAGTTGGTGAAGGTGGAAAAATCACTAAAAAAGATACGCCACAATTCGAAATCCTCGAATATGCAATCAAAAAATTCGCCGGTTACTTTGTAGTGACCAACGAAGTTTTAGAAGATTCTGTTGAAAACTTGGAAGCCTTGATTGAAGAATGGATGGCTGACGAGTCTCGTGTAACCGCAAACGTAGAAATCACTAAAAAATTAAAAACATTTACGAAAGTTGCGCTTGATCCTGACAAACCTATCGACTCAATTAAAGAAATCCTTAATGTTAAGCTGGGCCAGGCATTTAAGCCAACGTCTAAAATCATCACTAACGATGACGGGTTGAATTATCTGGATACTTTGAAAGACTCTGAAGGACGCTATCTTTTATCTCCAAACCCATCTGAGCCGATGAAATATACACTTGCGGCTGGTGCCACTTCCGTGAAAGTCAGCGTTTATCCTAATGCCGACATGCCAACAGAAGACGGGGCAATTCCTTTCTTTATCGGAGATTTAAAGGAAGGTATCAACTACTTCGACCGTAAGAAACGTACTATCTTACCTTCTAACACGGCTGCAGTTGGCGATTTTAACGCCTACGAGCAAGACTTGACTGTATTCCGCGCGATTGAACGTGAAGACATCAAAGTGCGCGATGAAGAAGCAGTTTATTTCGCAACTCTAACTAAAACAGCCTAGAGGTGATGTCCCATGGCTTTGATAGAAAAACAAGAAGTCTGGGAGTATCTGGGCTACTACGAAGAGCCTGACGAAGTGACTCTTCGAAACATTACTAGAACGATTCGCACCGCTGAGTCGTATGTACGCTCAGCGGTTGGCGATGATTTAGATGAATCTGATCCAAAAGCTAAAGAACTGGCGCTCATGGCGCTTGGTACTTTATACAATGCCGTTGACATGTCTGGAAAAGGCTCCGGAGAAATCGGAGCCATGGCTTCGAGTTTACGAATGCAACTGCGCGTTGAATGGATGATGACACATGAGACGGTTTGACAAACTGATTGAGCTGCAAAAAGTCACAAATACCGGAGACGGTTTTGACACCTGGCAGCAATTTAAAAAACTGCTGGCATACGTCAACCGCTCGAGCAGCTATGAGGATTTTGGTAGCAATGCAGCCGAGGATCATGTGGCAAACCTCACTTTTGAGGTGCGGTATCTGCCTGATTTGGAAGATATCGCTTTCCATACGTCCAGGTATCGCATCATCTATCGTAGGCGAGCGTATAACATTACTGATTACGATGACTTTTTTGAAACGCATCGTACCGTTAAGCTTGCCGGAACGAGCTATGGAGAAAAAGTATGAACGCAGTCGAATTTATGAACGAAGTGCTAACCAATGCAGGACTCGAAGCCGGAGTTTCTTTTTCTCAAACGAAGCTGCGCGACACTCCAGGCACAAGCTATGCCATTTGGAGCGAAAGCATCGAGACTTTTGGCAGTGACTTTAGGCCCATGGCCAAACGCCACAACGTTGTCATGGACGTGTACGAGTACTCGAGTGATATCATGCTCGAGTCAAAAATTGAGGCAGAGCTCAATAAGCATCTGCCGGAATATAAAAAAGAAGAGAGAGTATGGCTGCCGAACGAGCAAATGTTCGCGCTGACATACTCTTTTTCGTTTGTGGAGAAATTTTGATGCGTACAGAAACTGTGGAAATCAGCGCTTTGGATTCAGCAATCCAGGAAGTGCTTGAGGAATATGGCGATGATGTAAAAGATGCGGTATCTGAAACGATTGAAAAAATTGCGAAGGAAACCAAGCAAGTCATAAAAGAAAACGCGCAGAAAAAAACTGGCGCATATCGTGGCGCTATCACGTCTAAAAAAACAAAAAATGGCGTAGACGATATCTGCATCACTATCCATGCTGGCAAAAAGGCTTCCTTGGCTCATCTGCTTGAAAATGGACATGGCTATCACAACAGTCCGACACGATACGCCGGCAAAAAGCATTGGGCTCTCGGTCAAGAGTACCTTGATCAAAATTTTGAATCAGAATTACGGGAAAAAATTGAAAAATTATAAAGGAGAAAATCTTTATGAGTTTAAACAGCAAACGCATCGCTTTAGGATCCGGCGATTGCTATCTGGCAGAAGTTACCAGCTCAATCGATTTGAGCGATATCGATACCGTACTTAACGCGACTTTTAAAACAGAAAACCAGTACGGCGAGACAAAAAATGGCGCAACTCTTTCCTACTCTGCGGAAAGCAATGAAGTAGTCAGCGATTTAGGCAAATTGCGCAAACGCAAAATGAATACAGACAGCGCTTCGCTTGGCTGGGGAAATATTTCAATCGGCGCAGTTGAAATTGCGCCAATGGTTGCAACCGCTCGAACAGTTACAACCGAATCCGGAAAAGAAGTGCTTGTGCTCGGAGGACTGGACAACGATAATGGCAAACGCTATATGGCAGGATTCCGCCACATCGACAAAGCTGACGGCGATATCTATGTCGTTGTAACCGGAAAAAATACAGCTGAGCTATCTATGGCTTTTACTACATCTGACGGCACAATTCTTAACCCTTCTTTTAGCGCCGAGTCTATGGATAACAGCGGAGCATTGGTATACATCTTCTTTGACAAACCTGGTGCGGACTCTTTTAACTTAAGCTCTGCGAGTACATCCAAAACCAGCGAGGATTAGTGCATGATTCTGAATTTTAAGGCCAGAACAAAGAAAAAATTTACACTGACTTTAGAGGATGACCGCACTTTAGTCTTTAATCCTCCGAAGAAAAAGTCAATGGATATCCTCGCGTCGCTAACAGAGGAATCTACGATGTCGGATATCTACGAAATCGTAGCCAAACTGCTGTCCGAAAATTTAGCTGGCATCAAATTTACAGCTAAAGAAGTGGACTCGATGTGGGACTTGGAAGATGTCACAGCATTTATCAGTGCCTACCGAGATTTTTTAGGAGAAATCCAAGACACCACAAAAAACTAACAGAGCTGCCTTACTATCCGGAAAATGATGAAAGGCAGCAGCCTTACGACTATTACGCTTACTACGAGCATCTGATTTTTGATTATTCGGGCATCAGCATCGCTGATCAGGAAGACTTG